CTCCGCGCAAGGAGCAAAAAGACCTGGTCACGAGACTGGAGACCCCTGCGGCCGTCCGGCACCTGACAGGCATGCTGACCGCCTACGACTGGGAGTTCGTCCAGCAGGCCAAGGAGCTGCGCGGCTACGCGGTGGCAAAAATCCTGGAGGACTGCGAGCACCCCAACGCCAATATCCGCCTGAAGGCCCTGGGCCTGCTGGGCAAGGTCACGGAGGTGGGGCTGTTCACCGAGAAGATCGAGGTCAAGAAGACCGACCTGACCGAGCAGGAAGTGGACGCCAAGCTCAAGGAGAAGCTGGCCAAGTTCATGAACGTGAGCGACGCGCAGATCATCGACGTGATTGAAGACGTCACCCCCACAAACGCTGCCATCCCAGACGACACCGATGTCGACCCAGACAATCCTGACGCCTGAGCAAGCAGCCGCGCTGCATGCCAACCTGTCGCGGATGTCTGTGGCAGAAAAGATCGAGGCGCTTGAGCTGCTGGACAAGGCCGCCGAGCACCAGCGCAAGCACCTGGCGCGGACCGACATGATCGAGTTCGCCAAGAGCGTCTACCCAGGCTTCAAGGTTGGGCCGCACCACAGGAAGCTGGCCAGGATTTTCAGCGACGTGATTGCGGGCAAGAAAAAGCGCGTGATCATCAACATCGCGCCTCGTATGGGCAAGTCCGAGTTCAGCTCGTACCTCTTCCCTGCGTTCTTTCTGGGCAACTTCCCCAACAAGAAAATCATCATGGGCACGCACACGGCAGGTCTGTCCGAGGACTTTGGCCGCCGGGTACGGAACCTGCTCGACGCGGAGGAATACCGTGAACTCTTCCCGCAAACCGTTGTCGCTGACGATCAGAAGGCGGCTGGCAAGTGGTCTACTGCAGCTGGTGGCCAGTACTACGCTGCTGGTGTTGGGGGTGCTCTTGCTGGTCGTGGCGCCGATCTTTTTGTTATTGATGACCCTCACTCCGAGCAGGACGTCAAGACCAACAGCCGCCTGGCGTTCGATACGGCATGGTCGTGGTTCCAGACAGGCCCGCTCCAGCGTCTGATGCCCGGAGGCGCGATCATAATCATCATGACGCGCTGGTCGTTGCTCGACCTGACCGGGCGGCTGATCGACTACCAGACCAAGAACCCGGACTCCGTGCCGTGGGAGATCGTGGAGCTGCCCGCCATCCTCAACGAGAGCACGCCGCAGGAGAAGAGCCTGTGGCCAGAGCAGTGGCCGCTGGAGTCTCTCAAGGCGACCAAGGCCAGCCTGGACCCCCGGTATTGGAACGCGCAGTACATGCAGCAGCCCACCGCCGAGTCCAGCGCGATCGTCAGCAGGAAGCACTGGCGCATCTGGCCACATGACGAGCCGCCACCGGTGGAGTACGTGATCCAGAGCTGGGACACGGCCTTTGAGACCAAGAACAACTCCGACTACAGCGCCTGCACAACCTGGGGCGTGTGGTACAACGAGGAGGAAGGCAACGCGCCGCAGGTGATCCTGCTCGACGCTTTCAAGGACCGGATGGCGTTCCCGGAACTCAAGGAGATCGCGCTCAAACACTACAAGGAGTGGCAGCCCGATGCGTTCGTGGTCGAGAAAAAAGCCGCTGGTGCACCACTGATCCAGGAGCTGCGCCTGATGGGCATACCGGTCTCGGAGTTTACGCCGAGCCGGGGAAATGACAAAATGGTGCGCCTGAACGCCGTGGCTGACCTGTTCACCTCGGGTAAAGTCTGGGCACCGGACACGCGCTGGGCGCGTGAAGTGATTGAGGAAGTGGCGACTTTCCCTGTCGGTGAGCACGACGACTACGTGGACACAACAACGCAGGCTCTCCTGCGCTACCGCCAAGGCGGGTTCATCAGTCTGGACTCCGACGAGCCAGAGGATCGCCTCTTCCAGCGCCGCAGGGCGGCGTACTACTGAGGACCAACATGGCCACGAACATCGACAAAGCGCTCTTCCAACAACCAGCCGGGCTCGACGAGCTTGCCCAGGACCAGGAACCGATCGAGATTGAGATCGTGGACCCGGAGGCGGTCAACATCGACATGGGCGATCTGGAGATCAGCATAGAGAAGGGCGAGCCTTCGGTCGAGGACTTTGACGCCAACCTGGCCGAGTATCTCGACGAGGGCGACATTCAGACGATGGTCAGCGAGCTGGCCGCCGACATCGACAACGACAAGAACTCCCGCAAGGACTGGGAGAAAGCCTACGTCACGGGCCTCAAGTTGCTGGGCCTGCAGATCGAGGAGCGCACCGAGCCGTGGGACGGCGCCAGCGGCGTCTTCCATCCGATGATCACGGAGGCTGTTGTCAGGTTCCAGTCAGAGACGATCACCGAGACGTTCCCCGCACAGGGGCCGGTGCGCACCAAAATCCGAGGCAAGCAGACCCCGGAGAAGCAGGACGCTGCCCGCCGCGTCGAGGCGGACATGAACTACCAGCTCACCGACGAGATGGTGGAGTTCCGGCCCGAGCACGAGCGCATGCTCTGGAGCCTCCCGGCCACCGGCTCGGCGTTCAAGAAGGTCTACTTCGACCCGAACCTCGGCCGTCAGGTATCTATCTTCATCCCGGCCGAGGACATCATCCTGCCCTACGGCACTTCCAACATCCAGACTTGCTACCGGCTTTCGCACGTGATGCGCAAGACCGAGAACGAGATCAAGAAGCTCCAGCAGGCGGGCTTCTACCGCGACTGCGACATCGGCACCCCGGACAAGCACATCGACGAGATCAACAAGGCCAAGGACAAAGAAACTGGCTTTGCCGACCTGAACGACGACCGCTACACCCTGATCGAGTGCCACGTCGACCTGTGCATCAAGAGCGACCCGCTGTGCGACAAGGACGACGATGACGAGCCGACCGGCATCATGCTGCCGTACGTGGTGACGTTCATCCGTGGTCAGAACACCGTGCTGGCCATCCGGCGCAACTGGAGGGAGGATGACCCCCTGCGCTTGAAGCGCGAGCACTTCGTGCACTACCAGTACATCCCGGGCTTTGGCGCTTACGGCTTCGGCCTGTTCCACCTGATCGGTGGGTTTGCCAACTCCGCCACCAGCCTGATGCGTCAGTTGATTGACGCCGGTACGCTGGCCAACCTGCCCGGGGGCCTCAAGACCCGGGGTCTGCGGATCAAGGGGGACGACACCCCGATCGCCCCGGGCGAGTTCCGTGACGCGGATGTGGGCTCGGGCACTCTGCGCGACAACATCCTGCCGCTGCCGTACAAAGAGCCCAGCGCCACCCTGTACAACCTGCTGAACACGGTCGTCGAAGAAGGCCGTCGTTTTGCCGCAACAGCTGACATGAAGGTCAGCGACATGTCGGCTCAGGCCCCGGTGGGCACCACGCTGGCTCTGCTGGAGCGCCAGCTCAAGGTCATGACGGCCGTGCAGGCCCGGGTGCACTACGCGCTCAAGGAAGAACTCCAGCTCATCCGTGACCTGATCCGCGACTACACCGACGCCGACTACGACTACCAGCCTGATGAAGGCCCGGCCCGTGCCAAGCGCTCGGACTACGACGACGTGGACGTGATCCCGGTGAGCGACCCCAACGCCGCCACCCTCAGCCAGCGGGTCGTTCAGTACCAAGCTGTGATCCAGCTGTCGCAGACGGCTCCGGACATCTACGACCTGCCCAAGCTGCACCGGGGCATGCTGGAGGTTCTGGGCATCAAGGATGCCGACAAACTCGTGCCGCTGCCTGAGGACCAGAAACCCAAGGACCCCGTGAGCGAGAACATGGCCGCCCTCAAGGGCGAGCCGCTCAAGGCGTTTGTCTATCAGGACCATGAAGCGCACATCAAGGTGCACATGGCCGCCATGCAGGACCCGATCGTCGCGCAACTGGTGGGGCAAAACCCCCGGGCTCCACAGATCATGGCGGCCATGCAAGCACACATTGCCGAGCACGTGGCGTACGGCTACCGTCAGAAGATCGAGCAGCAGCTGGGCATGGCCCTGCCGCCCGAGGACGAGAAGCTGCCGCCGCAGGTCGAGCTGGCCCTCTCGGGCATGATGGCTCAGGCCGCTCAGCAGGTGTTGCAAGAAAGCCAAGCGCAGGTTGCCCAGCAGCAGGCGCAGCAGCAAGCTCAGGACCCGGTGTTGCAGATGCAGATGCAAGAGCTGCAACTCAAGGCCAAGGAGCTGGAGATCAAGCAGGCCAAGATGCAGGCCGACGCTGCCGCCCGTGCCGACGAGCTGATGCTCAAGGAGAAAGCGCTCCAGATCGACGCGGCGTACAAGGCCGACAAGCTCGAAGCCGATCAAGAACGAGACGGTGTCCGCATGGGCATCGACATCGCCAAGAGCCGCGAGCAGGCGGCACGTCAACAACCAACCAAGGGTAAACCCTCAACCACATGATCCAAGAATTCGCACGCGTACTGCGCGAGAAGTTACGCACGGACATGAACAACTACACGGACGACATGGCGGGAGGGGCCTGCCAGTCGTTCGAGCAATACCAAAAACTCTGCGGCGTCATTCAAGGTCTTGCCATCGCAGAGCGTCATTTACTAGACCTTGCTGAAAGACTGGAGAAATCGGATGAGTGAACCCCAACTCATTTTGCCCCCGGGCGTAAGCCTGCCTGAACGCATCCAACCCAAGGATGTGCAAGACGAGCAAATCCCTGCGGAGCAGAA